CGCCACGTTCGCGTCGTCGACGATGTCGAGCACGGCCGCGCCGGCGTCGCCCACGCCGCCCAGAACCTCCGCGCCACGCGCAGCGCCCGAGACGAGCGTCAAGCCGATCGTCTCGGCGACCGTCCCGATCGAGCGGTTCAGGAAGTCGGTCGCGCCGATCGTGTTGTTGATGGCACCGACGGCGATCAGGAGCGAGTTCCGGAAGATGTTGAACGTCTGCGCCGTGGTGAAGTTGACGTCGTCGAGGCGACCCGTGAAGCCAGCCGCGGCCCGCTCGAGAGCCGGGAAAAGCTGGTCGGCGGTCAGGCGACCCTGAGCACCGAACTCGCGAAGCTGGCCGGTCGTGAGGCCCAGCTCGGCGGCGATCGCCTTGCCTAGCTCCGGCAGATTCTCGAGGACCGACCGCAGCTCGTCGCCGGCGAACTTGTTCGACGCTAGGCCCTGGCCGAGCTGCAGCAGGCCCGCGGTGGCCTCCGACACCTCGGAGCCAGACACGGCGATCGCGGCGTTCAGGCCCTCGGTGGTGGCGAGGACGCGATCGGTCGAGACGCCCAGGGTGTCGGTCGCGTTCCGCAACCGCTGGAACAGGCGCGCGTTGTCGTCGAGCGACGTGCGCGTGCGGTTCGAGATGTCGAGCAGCTCGCGCGTGACGCCCAGGTACTCGGCCGAGGAGTCGGTGGTCGTGCGGATCCGGTTCGTGACCGTGGTCGCGGCGTCGGCCAGGCGGAGCAGCTCGCGCGCAGAGAGCGCGCCGCCGAGCGCGACGAGCGCACCGGTCAGCAGCCGAACCGAGCCGGCCGCCGTGCGGCTCGAGCGACCGACCCGCCGGATGGAGTCGGACGTCGCGCGCGCGCCGCGCTCCCGGACGACGATGGTGACGGTCTCAGTGACCACCTGACGGGATCCTTTCGCTGCCGGTTGCCTGCGTCTGGAGCTCTATCTGAGCTGCGTACGAAACGTCTGGTCGCCTGCCGACGAGTTGCCGCCCGACCCGAGTTGCCGATCGGCTGCGTTCTAGAGCCTGTGCTCTTGCATACACGAGCGTCTGATCTTGCCGGTCGACCGTCATCACCGGATCGCCAGGAGCCGGCCGGACTGGAAGCTGGCGATCGCGCGCTCGGCGCCGCGCCGCGCGCTCGCCTGAACGAAGCCGGGCGGGGCCTGCGGCGAGGAGCCGCGGTTCAGGTCGCCGATGTACTCGGCGTTGTTGCGCAGGAAGAACACGTCGCCCGGTCGCCACCGCATGGACACGACGCGGATCTTCGCGACCGTCGCTGCGCCGGTCGGATCGAGGAACGAGATCGGCGACTCGGCGGCCACGTTGAGCGAGGGCCGCCAGTTCGCCCGAGCAAAGCCGGTGTCGACCGGCGTCGCAGGCACCACCTCCTCGCCGATCGAGGCGATGACCTCCCCGACGATCGTGCGCAGCGACCGGTCGAGCGAGTCGGCAGCGCGGTTCAAGCGCCGCTCGAGGGACGCCAGGGTCGCCACGTCAGGCCGCTCCGCCGAACGCCCGACGCAGGAGCCCCAGCTCGGCCGAAGCGGCCTCCCTGGCCTGGTCTTCGGCCTCCGTGACGAAGTTTCGGCGGTGCTCGGCCACCTCGCGGATCGACCGGAACTCGTCGCGGTGCGCCGCGAGCCACGCGACCCACTCGTCGGGGCCCCAGCCCTCGTGAGCCGGATCGTCGGAGCCGGCGATCACCGCCTCGGCGAACACCGGCAGGAGCAGCTCCTCGGCGCGCTCTTCGGTGAGACGACGCGGGTGGTCCTCCGGGAGCGCCGCCGACAGCTCGTAGGGCGCCAGTCGCGCCGCGGCCGCGATGTAGAGCGGGTTCAGGTCGCCGACGGCCGGAAGCACCGACAGCGTGAGCGGCGGATCGAAGTACTCGAACCGCAGGTTCAGCCGTCGCGTCGAGCCGAGAGCGTCGCCCGGGATGTTCACGGCGCTGCCTCCTCGTCGCGCACCAGCGCCACGCGGCGCTCCTGGACGTAGGGCGCCAGCCGCCGCCGGATCTCGGCCATCGCCGGGCCGTCCAGCGCCGAGGGATCGTCGCCCTGTCCGGCCTGCAGCGAGCGCCGGAAGCGCTCCATGGGCTTCGTCTTCGGAGCGAACGCGTGGGCGATCGCCGCCAGGGTACCGGTCGCGGCGATCACCATCTCGTTGCGCTGGGCCTCCGCCTCGAGCCGCACGTAGCCGGCGAACTGGACGTCCGTCAGGGCATGGCGGAGGCGTTCGGGATCGGCGCCCCACCGGCGCCCGAGGAAGGCGAGGCCGGCTGCCTCGGCCCGGTCGACGTCGGGGTCGGGCTCTCCGGTTCGGAGGCGGCGGAGGACGGCGGCGCCGGATCCGCGCCGAGCTGCTGCTCGCCCGCTGCGGCCGCCTTCTCCGCTGCGGACCGCATCGCCTCCTGGAGACGACCCTGCAGCCCGGCGATCAGTTTTCCCACCGGCCCCCGCTGCACGTTCAGCTCCCAGACGGCCTGCGCGAGCACGGGCAGGTCCTCCCACGCCATCGACTCCCAGGCGTCGTCGGAGATCTCCGTGCGCGGCACCGAGGCTCGCACGACGGCGGCCACCTGCTCCTCGAACCCGAGGAACAGCCCAGCGAGGTTGGCCGGGATCTTCGTGCCGGCCTGGCTGGCCTGCTCGATCTGCTCGAGCAGGGCGGCGAGCGCCGGCCGCAGCTCGCGGCGCTGGGCCATGGTCCACGGCTTCAGGACGAACGTCCGGCCCGCGGCCGTGACCTCGCGCGTCGGGGGGTGAGCGACGCCGGCGTAGGCGGTGTCGGCAGCGGCTTCGGACATTGGCTCCTCCGGGGCGGGCCTAGGCGTTGGCCTCGGTCTCGCTGCTCCACGCGATCGTGCCGTAGCGCGTCGACCCACCGGCATCGTTCAGGTTCATGCGGAGCGTACCAGTCGCGAAGTTCTCCGCCCCGAACGTGAGATCGTCGTCGGTCAGCAGCAGGGTCACCGACGGCACCGACCACGTGAAGTTCACGCCGATGTCGGTGAGCTGCTTTACCGAGGCGACGCCTTCGAAGGCGAGCCCGCCCTGGCGGAACGGCTGCAGCGTCGTCGAGGCGCGCCGCACGTACTGGTAGTCCAGCTCGACGTTCTGGCCGGGGCGAAGCGCGGCGCCCGCCACGGTCAGGTACGGGAAGCGGATCCGGCCGAGCAGCGGATCGAGGATCATGTCGTTGTTCGCCGCTGCCTCGTCCTCCTCGAGCGCGTGCGACGGGGTGTAGGTCGCGATGATCGAGTTGCCGGCGCCGACGGCCTGAAAGAACTCCAGCTCGCCCGAGCCGGTTCCGGTGCCGACTGTAAGCTGCGCCTCGGTCGCGCCGGCGGGCGCACCCGCCTGCACCGTGAACGTGCGCACGACGGCGCCGCTCGAGTCGACCTCCTGCAGCGACGTCACGTCGCCGAGGATGAACGGCTTGAAGGCGAGCTTGTAGTCGCCGAGCGTCGTGCCGTCGCCGGTCACGTTCTCGACGGTCTCGCCGGTGATCGTGGCGCAGGTGAGCGTCAGGTTCGCCGGCGTCTCGTCGACGTCGGCCCGCGCGAGATCGATGAACGTCCGCGCGGCGTCGGCGCCGGTCGGAACCTGCAGCGCCTCGTTCGTGATCTGGGCCGCCGGATCCGCGACGACGGCGGTCGCTACGTCCGAGCCGAGGATCAGGCGAGCGACGTCGGACCGCAGGTTGAACGTCGAGATCTGGAACGACGGCTTGAACTTGCTGATGATCTCGCGGTCGACGGTCAGCAGCCCCGAGTCGCCGCGCTCCAGCTCGAGGTTCTCGACGACCTTCTGCAGCGAGAACCCTTCGATGATGCCCATCGGCACCACCGCGCCGAGCGAGCCGTCGGCGAGCCGCGGCGTGAACTCGACCACCGGGAAGCCGAGCAGCAGGTTGACTCGCGAGAACTGGTCGTCCGGTCGTGCTTCGACGGGCATGAGAACCCCTCCCTACGCGCGGCGGCGACGGCCCGAAGGCTACGCCGCGCGCGAACTCCAGTAAAGCCAGGTCATCGACAGGTCGGTCTGGAACCACGCGCCATCCGAGCCGATGGGGACCGGCGTGCCGATCGAGCGCAGCAGCGTCTCCGCCGCGCCTGGATGCTTCGCCCAGGCCTTGACGGCCTCGAGCAGGGTGAACGTCTGGTCCATGTCCGTCCCCTCGCGGACGTAGACCTGCACCGTCAGCGTGCCCTCGCGCTGCACGTGGTCTCGAGCCACCGAACTCGAGAGCGCGGTCTCGCCCTCCGCCTGACCGGTGAGCACCAGGCGGACGAAGGCATCGCCCGACACCTTCGCCGGATCGAACGTGTCGTTCTGGGTCGCGATTGGCGTCGCGTCCGCCCAGGCCGCGGCGAACGACGTGAACAGTGCGTTCCGGAAGTCGAGATCGGTGATGTTCGTGCTCACACCGTCACCACCGCGCGGTAGAGGATCAGAACCTGGCCAGGCTGGATCGGCGTCATCGTCCGGACCCCGAGCCGGGTGCCGTCGGCATCGACGACCTCCCACTCGTCGTCGGCGATCTCCGGGAGCGCCGTCGCGGACTGCAGGAACATCACGCGCTCGTTGGCCTTCAGCGTCGTGCCCTCGCGGGCTTCCCGGGTGTCCGAAGTGATGACCGCGCGGACCGTGAACGACTGCGCCGGGGCCGCCGCGGCAGGCCCCTGGACGGCGCGCCAGGGCTTCGCGGGGTCGGTCGCCGTCAGCCGCGCAGCGCGCTCGAGGGTTGCGTCTCGGCCGAACTCGAGGAGCAGCTCCGCCGCGACCTCGACCATCTCGGCATAGAACGCGAGCCCTGCGGCCTCACTCACGGACCTACCAGGTAGCCGAACGAGAACGTCGCGGTCTCCTCGGCCGCGCTGTGGGCGCCGAAGCACAGCGCCTCGTCGTTCGCGACGTCCGCCACGACGCCGGCGCCGAAGCCGGCGCTGCCGAGGATTCCACCGGCACCGGCGATGTCGCCGATCGCTGCCAGCGGAGTCGCGATCGGGAGCGAAACCCTGAAGCGCCATTCGGCCGTCGAGCTTGGATCGCACTGGACCGACAGGAAGCAGGACACCAGGTTGCCCGAGACGGAGTAGAACGCGCGGTTGAGCGTGACCGCGTCGAGGGTCGCGACGATCGTGAGCGTGGGCGTCCACAGCCCTGCGAGGCGCTGCCGCGGAACGTTCTCGAGGCCCATGGCGCGCTACTTCCCGGCGCCCGCAGACGTCTGCGGGTTCGCCTTCTCGTCGCCCGAAGCGCGACGCGGTCGACGGGACCGCTTCTTCTTGGGCCGCGCCTTGCGGACACCGGTCGGATCGTCGGGATCGACGACGCGGGGGGCCGCACGCCGACCGCGGATCGGGACACCCGGCTCCGGCGGCCGCTCCTCGAGCTGGCCCGAGGCGACGTCCGGCTCCTCGAACTGGAGCAGCTCGATGAAGCCGGACTCCCAGAACCGCTCGAGCTTGGCGCCCGGCATCTGCTCGAGCACCCACCGCGGCAGGGCGGAGCCTGCCGGGAAGTCGACGCTCTCGACGAACTGCCCGTTGGCGTCGTAGCGCGGCCACTGAGCGTTCTTGCGCCAGCAGAACGCGGCGTTCGGCAGGAAGCGCTGCTTCCAGTGACGCAGCTTCCGGATGGCCTTGAGCACCCGCGGCCGACCGGTCTCGGGGTCGATGTCGTCGTCCGGCGCCGCGTCGATCGCCATCTGGCGGCGCGAGACGCCGTGGTAGGGGGCCGACGGCGGCTGCGCGGGCTCCGGAGGCCGAACGCGCGGGGGATCCGTCAACCCGGCGGGCAGGAGCACCAGATCGACGTTGCCGGCCTCGTCTTCCAGCTCCGCCAGGGGCGGCACGGCCTCGCGCGCACGGTGGCGCTCGGCGGACCACTGCTCGAGGGCGACGCGATCCGCCGCGGGCAGAGACGCGAACGCCAGGACCTCTGGCACCTCGACCTCGACCGGCCAGGACTCGACGTCGGCCGGAGCGGTCCCGTCGGCACGCGCCTGCAGGAGCGCCACGGCAGCCTCGAGCGCCTCGCCCTCGGCGACCGCGTCCCCGACGACGATCACGACCGCAGGCCGTTCGCCGGTCTCGCGCGCCACCGCGGCTGCCCGCTCGAGGACCTGCCGCTGCAGCGCAGGCGCGAACTCCCGGAGCTTGCGGGGCCCGACGACGACCACCGCCTCACCCGCTGCCGTCGTCTCGTCCATCGCTCCCCCCGTGAAGATGGGCAGCCGACCCCGTGCCGGCTGCCCGGGTGGCGAACCTCGGCGCGCCTCCCGGTCCTGGGCTACGCGCCGACGAGCCGCAACCCCCCAGAACCGCTACTCGACGATCCCGTCGAAGAAGAACCCGAGATCGCCCGCGACGAGCTTGTGGTCGTACGCGGAGTCGATCTGCACCAGGTCCGAGTCCTCGAGATCCATCCGCTTCGTGCGGATCCGAGTCCCGGCGTTCGTGGCGCCACCGCCGACGAAGCCGGTCCAGGTGAACGTGTAGCCCGCCGACGGCACCAGGATGCCCGGGTTCTGCGGGCGGTAGGTGAGGAGCGCGTGGTTCCCGGAGATGAACGAGTGGGCCGCGGTCGCGCCCTTCGCGGCCGTGTTCACGATGCCGTCCATCACCAGGATCTCGTCCAGCTCGAACAGCGCGGCGAGCGCGTCGCGCTTCGCCATCGCGGGACCGCCCGGGGTCTGGCCGCGATCGAGGCGCCCGACGATGTCCGGGTGGTCGAGCAGCACGTCGTAGGCCGGCCGGCCGATCGTCATGACGTTCGGCCGATAGCCGGTGCTCGCCTGGACCGTCCGCTTCCCGAGCCGGACGTCCTCGATCGGCGTCGAGGCCGTGCGGTTCCAGAAGATGACGTCGTTGTTCGTGCCGGTGCCGTCCGACGGGTCGAGCGAGGCCGAGCGCGACGCCGCACCGTCGAGGGCGAACGACCAGATGTTGCCCGGGTTCGTGCCGGCGGGCAGGAAGCCCGCGGCCCAGGACACCTCGCGCTGGATCAGCGCCTTGTGCGACACGAACTCCGAGCCCTGCCGATCGAGATCGAGCGGGTCGTCGGCGTTGGCGCGCACCTCGTCCGGGATCGGGTGACCGAAGGCGAACACGTCGCACTGGTACGTGTCGTTCCCGACGTCGTAGCCGCCCATCGCCGGCCGAGCGCCCGGAGCCTTCCGCCGCATCTCGTCGCGGTTGAAGTCGCCGCGCGGGATCGTGAAGTAGGCGTCGGACTGCTTGCTGACCGGGATGTCCGGGAACACGCGATCGGCCACGAAGTTCTCGGCGTTCTGGAAGAACGCGAGGCTGATCTGTGTGAGCGGCCCATCGATGTGGACCTGCGAACGGGACGGCTGAACGGGCATCGGGCCCCTCCCCTCTGAGTGGCTGCACGACGTCGAGATCAACGCCGTGCCGCGAAGCGAACGTGCTAGGCGGACACGCCCCGCTTCGGCTGGTACAGCATCGCGACGATCTCACCCGAGTCGCCGCCTTCGAGCAGGATGCCCGCGCCGATCACGTCGACGCCGGCGAGCGCGATCGCCTGCCCGGACCCGTTGCTCATCACCTCGGCACCGGCCGCGAGCGTGGCGCCCAGCTCGACCTCGTGCACCGCGCCGGAGAAGCTCATGATCGGCACCTCGTCGCCCGAGTCGACCGACTCGCCGACGATCCCGATCGGGGCCGTCGTCGCGTTGTTCGCCTCGATCGCGGTGCCCGCGGAGAACTGCGCGATGCGACCGCGCGTCAGGGCCTCGCCGGCGACGAGGCTGATGTACATCGGGTGATCGCTGAAAGCCATCGGGCTCCCCCTGGCGCGCGCGACGGGTCGTTGCCCGCCCGCGCAGTTCTGGCGCGCGAACTACTGGACGGAGATCCCGTCCTCTTCGCGCATCTTCTTCCACGCCGCCCGACCGGCCGACGTCTTGAGCACCGCCGCGTGCGCCTGTGCCTCCGACGCCTCCGGGTGGCCCTTCTGGTACTCGGCGACGAGCTTCGTCAGCTCGCTCTGGCCGGCACCCTCCTGCCCGTCTCCCTCGAGGCCCAGGTCCTCGAGATCGGAGCTGCCCAGCTCGGTCAGCCCCTTCGCGAGCGCGAGGTTGCCCGCCCGCACCGCGGCGAGCGCCTGCTTGCGCACGGCCTCGTCCGGGATCTTGTCGAGGGCCTTCAGCAGCTCGACCTTCGCGTCGACGGTGCCCGGAAGCGAGCCCAGCTCGGTGCCCGCGCGCTTCTCGAGCCGGGCGCGCACGGCGTCGTCCTCGGCCTTCTCGAGACGCGCGGCCAGCTCGTCGTTGCTCTTCGCGAGGGCGACGACTGCCGGATCGGCGCTCTTCCGGTACACGGTGCCGTCCCGACCGGTGTGCACGACCGGGTCGGCGTCGATGGCCTCGGCGGCCTTCTTCTCGACCCACGCCTTCACGAGCGGCTTGCGGTCGTCCGCGCTCTTCTGCACGAACGACGCCTTGCCGGGAGCGTCGAGGGTCTCGAAGTAGCCGCGCTCGTCGTCGCCCATCGGCAGGATGAGCCGCGCCAGCGCGAGGGAGTCCTCGGCCGTGACGTCGTCGGTCTTGGGCTTGGGCATCGGGTCGTCCTCCGGGTCCGGGGGCTCTGCCCCCTTGGCCATGGCCGCGGCGAAGGCCGCGGTGAGAGCTGCGTTCTCGATCTCGTGCGAGTGACCTTCCGACTCGCCGATCACCAGGGTCATGGAGCCATCGCCGTCGAAGGCGAGGATCCACGGGTGGCTGTGCCCCGACTCGGCGTCCTCGGACGTCTGCCAGGTGGTCTCGCCCGCGCGACCGCGGACACCGATCAGGTGGGCATGACCGTCGACGTTCGACGTCATCACCACCGGGGTGTCGCCGTCGGCGTCGTAGTACTTGAACGCGCGCCGCTTCGTGACGGGCTCGGCGGAGTCGTCGTCGACCGCGCGCTCCGCCTTCGGGATCTTCACCTCGTCGTCGGTGCCGTCGCGCTTCATCAGCACGGCGACCGCGCCGCGATGGGCGGGCTTTGGAACCGGCGACAGGAAGTCGATCTCGAGATCCTTCAGCAGCACGCTGCCTAGCTCGCGGGGTGCGGTGCGCATCAGGCGGCCTCCCCGTACGGGTCCCAGGCGCCGACGGAGCCGCCGACGGAGAACCCGGTGTACGTGCCGTCGGCGAACTTCTTGAGGACCTCGGGCGACGGCCGCACCGCGACCATCCAGCCCTCGACCGGGCAGTCGATGTCGAACTGCTCGGCGATCTCCTTCGTGAGCGGGAACGAGAACACCACCGTCCCGTCGGGCACTTCGTCGTGGGCGTCGTCGGTGGGGGAGACGGCCTGCGCCGAGAAGTCGGTGACCGCCTTCAGCATCTCGGTCGTCGAGACGCCCTCGTCGTCGGCGTCGAGGTACTGGCCGTCGGCGTCGGTGCAGATCATGCCCCAGCCGAACACGAGCCCGAGGCCCTCGTCGACCTTCAGGACCTTGGTGGTCGCCAGGTAGGGCTTGCGCTTCTGCCGCCGACGACGCGTTGAGCCCGCCACCAGGGGTCACCTCCGGTTCGCGTGGCGGCGCGCGATGGGCGGGAGCCTATACCACGCGGACCGGAACCGTCCACCTACGCCGGTGAATTGTCGCGATGGCGCCGGCGACGACGACGCGGGCCACCGGTTCCACGAGGAACGATGGCGAGCCGCATTCGCCTGGCGAGCCAGCCGGCGAGCGCGTCCGATAGGCGCTCTGGCAGCCGGATGCGGGAGCGGTTCAGCAGCCAGAGCACCAGCACCAGGAGCCGGAAACCCTTGGTGACCCGGACCCTTACATCGAGATGAGCGAGGGCCACGCGTTCAGGCCGCCCGCCGGCCGCGCGCCGTTTCGCTGTTCAGGATCCGCGCGACGACGCACTGGCAGTTGATCGTCTCCGACGCCGGCGCGTTCGGATCGCCCGGGTACCGCAGCAGATTCCCCGCGCCCGATCGGAAGGGGACGCCGAACGGCTGGATCTGCAGATGGAGCGGGGCCTCGTGCGAGTCGCGCGTGTTCCGCAGCCGCGCGACCCACTGGTTCTGCAGGTCGGCAGCCGCGATGACCCCGTCGTCGATTGCCTGCTGGAACAGCTCCTCGTCGGCGGCCGAAGCGGCGCGCAGCGTCTCGGTGCGCGCGATCGTGCGGGCGCGGTACTGGATCCAGCGCTCGCGATAGCGCTCGACCATGCGGTCGATCTGAGCGGCCGAGAGCGGCGTGTCGGTGTCGATCGCGCGTCGGATCGTCGAGTCGAAGCGCCGATCGCGGAGCGCGCGGCCGAGCGCGCGCACGTCGCGCTGCTCGAGGTTCCGGCGGTAGTTCCGGATGATCTGCGCCTGGTACTGCGTGAGGCCGAGCGAGCGCTTCAGCGCGCGGGCCTGCTCGATCGGCGCCAGTCCACGCTGAAAGGCGTCCGCGAGGAACTCGGCCGTCGCCAGGCGCTGCTGCTGCGACAGCTCACGGATCAGGCGAGCCCGCTCGTTCCGCACGAACAGCGACGCCCGCTCGTTCGCCAGGTTGAAGTCGAACACCGTGTCGACCTCGGACCGCAGGAACTCGGCCGCCGAGTAGCCCGCCGCGGCGTACGCGGCAAACACCTCCTGAGTGAGCGCGTTGCCCACGTCGTCGAAGATCTGCAGCGCCTCGGCCACGCGGCCCCGCTCGAGCAGCGCCGCCAGCTCCTCGAGCGTCGCGAGCTGCCGCGACTGGCGGAGCAGCTCGAGGTACCGGCGACGGACGCGGCCCTCCTGTCGCTCGATCAGGGCGACGAGCCGACCGGCGTGGTCGAGCGCCTCCGAGGGCGCGACGAGGATCTCGGGAGCACTCATGGCGGCGGGCCTCCTGTGGTGCGGCGCCGCCTAGCGTAGCGAAGGCGCTACAGCCAGACCTCCCGGATCATGCCCAGAACACCGGTGAATCCCACCAGGCATGGAAGAACCCGAGGGAGACGCGGTCGACCACCGCGGAGTCGCACCGCGAAACGATCTCCACGACCTCGCGATCGTCGCGCGCCAGGCGGAACGTGAGCGGCTCTACGCGCTCCCACTCCTCTCGGGACAGGATCGGGGATGGCGCGAGCGACACCTCCGCCTGGCGCACGATCTCGCGGGCCTCTCGGCCCGTGAGCGACCCGAGCATCAGTCGTCCGGATCCGGGCGCTCGGCGGACTCGAACGGCAGGACCTTGACGACGCCGTGGTCGATCAGCTCGGCCAGGTGCGCCAGCGCGCCCGAGCCGATCGCGGTGGCGTGGTTGAAGCCCCGCTCGAACTCGCCGGGCTCGACAGGACCGGTCTTCAGCACGGCCGCCAGCCAGCCGCGGTAGTACTCGTCCCCGTCGCGCGTCTCGAGGATGAAGCCACGCCGGCTCATCGGCGGCGGCCGAGGAGCGCGAGCAGCGTTCCGCCGGCGAGGAGCGACAGTGCGGCAGACGGCTCCGGCACGTACCCGACGATGCGATCCGACGCCGGCGCCTCGACACCGCCGAGACACGTCGGGCTGTCGTGAGCTTCGGTCGAGGTGAGCGCGAGAAGCTGCATCTCGCCCGCGATCACCGGGTTCTCCTCCACCTCGAGCGCGAGCTGGATGCGGGTCGGCAACGGGACCCGAGGCGGGCGTCGAAGGACTGGCCCTCGAGCAGCGGCTCGAGCACCGGGTCGATCGCAGCGTCAAGCGCGAGGGCGGGGAACGGGATGACGGACAGGACGAACAGGGCGAGCACGGACAGGCGGCGCATGGCGGATTCTCCTTGATGGTGGTGGCGGGCACCCGGCGGGAAAGGTGGCATACCGCCCAGGCGCTTTCGACACCGTGTGGCTGCCGACGCGGCGCGCATTCGCTGCATTCGGAACGGTGTGCGACCTGCGCACGGGAGAGTGTCGAGTTGCGCGCCGAGCTCTTTCCGAGCTGCCGATCGCCTGCGCATGCACATGAGCTGCGTGCTGGAGCGTGTGCTCTTGCATCGGCAACGTCTGGTGAGCTGCCGGTCGGTGTTACGAGTTGCTCCCGCCGTCGAGGCCCGGCTCGGAGAAACCGAAGTCCCGGTCCGCCGTCGTGAAGCCCGAGCTGACGTCCGTCCCGGACGCGTAGGCGAGCCCGACGCTCGAGGCGCCCTGCAGGAACGGGGCGAGCAGCTCGAGGATGTCGAGCGGGAACCGACCGGCCTGGCCGATCGTCGGCCGGAACAGCTCCGTCTCGACGTCCGTCGTGACGGCACCCTCGACGCGCTTCAGCTCGCGGGTCCGCTTCGTGTTCGTCCCGGGAGTCGCGGCCGCGACGTCGGCATCCCCGAGGATCACCAGCGCCCACTCGTACGAGGCATCGACGACGTCCTGAGGCACCACCGCGTCGGACACCGCCTGGCCGTTCCGATCGACGACGCCGGTGCGCGGCCAAGCGAGCGGCTGCGGCGTGACAGGATCGGTGGCATCGCCGACCCACGACTGGCGATTGAACGACCGGGCAGCCTCGACGAGCGCGCGGTTCTTGTCGGTGACGCCCGCGGCGCGCCAGGCGTCGGCCTTCGGATTCGCGGCGTGGTAGGCGTCGGCGCCGGCGGAGGTTCCGTAGATGTCGTAGGCGACGCCGTTGATCGAGACGGTGGCCATGAGCGGGCTCCTAGGCGGTGACGTCCAGGTCGATCTGGAACGAACCGTAGGCAAGCGTTCGCACCTCGCCACCGGGCGTCGTCCACTGCAGGTCGTAGAAGTAGCTGCCGGGCGCCTGGTCCATCTGGTTCGTGGTCGGCAGGAACGTGACGATGCCCGACGCCCCCGGCGTGTTCGAGGCTGCCAGCGTGAACAGGATCGGCGAGGGCGTCGCCTGGCCATCGGGCGACGTCGACACAGCGAACGCGAACGTGTAGCCGGTCACGTCGATCGCGGAGCCACCCTGCTGCAGCAGGAAGCCGAACGTGAACGCGTCCGCCCGCTTGAAGCACAGATTGATCTCGACGCCGCGCAGGTCGACGTCTACGGCAGCGACGGTGGATGAAGGCATGGCCGCAGCTCCTAGCTGTCCAGGACGATGGAGTCGGGGAACACGGACACGGACACCGCGCCCGGCTCCGTCACGGCAGCCGACACCTCGGCGTCGACGACGTCCACCGTGACCGGGCCCTGAACGATGACGGTGACGCTACCGCCCGTCTCGAGGTAGTGGCGGCCCGCGGAGTGGTAGCCGAGCACGACGCTCACGACGGGAACCCCGTCGAGGTGAACGACCCGTCGACTGGCGCGGCGGCCTGGGTTGTCGATGTTCGCGGGGGCGTCGAAGCGCTGTCCGACGCCTCGTAGTTGAACACCACGAAGTAGCTCGAGCCAGGGAACGCGCCGCCCTGGTCGCGCACCTGGACCTCCATGTGCGAGATCGCACCGTCCGGAACCTCGCGTCCGCCACCGGTGATGGCCCCGGACGCGAAGAACAGCAGGGTCCGGGTGTGCTCGAGGAACAGCCGCGTGAGGGCCTTCCCGACGGTGCCGGCAGACTCGTGGCCCGCCACCGGCTCGTCCCAGATGGCATCCACCGCCGCTCCGGTGAGCGCCATTGCATCGCCGGCGACTGCGCGCGAGGAGATCGCGGCGTCGATGGAGCCACCCGGGAACGGGGTGGCGTCGCTCAGGATCTCGGCCTGCGACAGGTCGTTGAGGCCGTCGACGGACACCTGCGAGGCACGGCTCGAGACATCGGCGTCGATCCGCGCGCCCGGAAACGGGGTTCCGTCCGACAGGATGTCGGCCTGCGACGCACGGCTCGAGACAGCAGCGTCGAGGCGCTGCACGAGCGTGCCGTAGTCGTCGCTACCGCCCTCGGGCACGACGTCGTCGAAGAACTCGGCGAAGCCAGCCGACGCGTAGCGCTCCTGAGGCGTCACCTGGCCGATGCCGGCCGGATCATGGTCCCACCGAGCGACGTAGCGCAGCCCCGGCGTCGGGGTGAAGTCGAAGCCCCAGAAACCCGACCCGATCTCCGTGCCGTCGATGGCCGCCTGGACGACGGCGCCGGTTGCCGCGTTCCGGATCTCCACCTCGGGGATGTTCGCGCCCGCGAGCCCGGTGAGCGGCGTCCCGAGATTCGTGACGAACGTCGTCAGGCGGAGCGCGACCGTCATTCCGGATCGTCCCGCGGCTCACCAGGCGGGGGGACGACCGCGGGCTGCGCCGCGCCGAGCTGCTGCGCCAGCGCGCCGGCCTCGGCCCCGTCGACGGCAACGCGCGTCAGGAAGCGCTGCAGCGCGAGGAACGTGTCCCGCGGCACCATCGCGTGGGTCCACTCCTGAGGCTGCGGCGCCGGCGGTGCCTGCTGCGGGGCGGGAGTGGCCGCCGCGGGCGCGACGTCATGGCCGTTCGGCTTCGACATAGGGGGTCAGGCTCCTGTGCCCTGGAGAATGCGCCAGCGGCTGGTGGTGGCATCGTGCCACAGCGTCGCCGACTCGTTGGCGCCGAGGGTGTAGTTCGCCCCGGTCGGGGAGATGATGCGGTTCGCGGCCGCCGAGCTGGCATTCTCGTGGGCGAGCACCAGGTCGTTCGAGCCGACGTTCACCACCACGATCAGATCGGCGTCCTGCTCGGGGACGATCCCGGTGATGGTCCGGCTGGCGTCGGTCGAGAGCCGGAGCAGACAGCGCGCCGCGGCGCCGACCGGGATGGCGTAGTCGTTCTGGTTCGCGGTGATCTGCGACGGCGAGGCCGGCCCCAGATTCAGAACGGCGTCGAAGCGCGCGCGACCGTCTTCCACCCACAGCGTCTGCTGCCGGGTGACGTCGATGTTCTTGTCGTCGCCGACGACGTGGATGCCCGAGAAGTCGTCGATGACGTTGGCGTTGCCCTGCATGTCCGGGATCACGGAGTAGATCGACTCGACGCGCGTGGCGTCGTCGAACAGCGTGAGCTGCTCGATCGAGCCGTCGACCTCGAGATCCGAGAACGCGTTCTGGCCGAGCTGCGTCGATCGCTCGAGCGGGCTGACAGCGAACCAATACGGGTCTGTCGGATTCGCCGGCTGGACACCCATCGAATAGCGCGATGCTTGGAACCGGACGCCGCCCGTGTGATACATGCGCAGCGTCGAGCCAGTCCCGGTGCCGAACTCCATCAGGAAATTCTGGCCGCTCACCGCTGCGGGCGGATCGAACCGCAGCCCGGTTCCGTTCCACCGCAGCTCGATCGGGTTCGTGGCTCCGAGGAACAGGGAGCCCTGCAGCAGCGACTGCGCGCCACCGGTGTCGTAGAGGAAGTAGCGACCGGTGCCCGCGGTGAGTGCGCTGCGAACCGCAGCGATGGTGCCCGAGGCCGTCAGCGTCTGGTTCGCGAAGTCGAGGCCGAAGTAGTTGGCGAGCGTCTCGGTGCCCAGATTGCTGGCAAACGGGAACACGACGATGTTCTCGCAGCGGAGTCCCGTGATCGTGCCGAACGCGGCCGTCGCGGTCGCGTTGCCGGTGGTGAAGTAGGGGTTCACCTCGAGCGCGCAGATGTCCGTCGCGGTGACGGTGTCGCCAGCTTGCAGGGCGCTGAGCCGCGGGTTGAACTGGATGCCGTGGATGAACGGCGTGGCCGGCTGCGCGCCGATGCCGTCGACCTGGATATGCGGACCGGCGAACATGGCGACAGGGCTCAGCGTCCCGAACGCCACGTCGTCTGACTCGAGCAGCGGCTCGGCCGCGAACAGGATGAACGCGCTGAAGAACGGGTTCGGCGCGGCCGACTGAGTGTACGTCCCCGAGCTGCGGACCGTGTTCCAGATGTACGCGATGTCGTTGATCGTGACCGACGGCGACAGATCGAGCGCCCGGTCCTGCCCGAGCCCACCGGTGACCTGGCTGTAAGCCTGGGTCCACGACAGGATCGTGGCGCTCGACGTAGCGGGGTGGACGTCGCCGATCACCACTCGCGAGTCGAGGTTGATGAAGCCGCGCGCCGCATCGGCGGTCCCGCGCAGGGTCAGCTCGTCCGTCGGGTCGACACCGCCGTTCAGCGTCTGGCCACCGACGCGACCGGCCAGCAGCGCGAACTGCGACTCGTCGAGCGGCGCGCCCGACGGGAACGCGTGGACGACAGGCCCGCTCACTCGTCGATCTCCGTCGGATCCGGGACCGTGGGATCCGGCACGGGCTCGGGCTCTCCGAGCAGCGAGGCGTCGGCCGCGATCATGTCCGGGTCGAGCCGAGGCACACCGAGCATGTCGCGCACCGTGTTCACCGCCGGGTCGCTCGAGAGCAGCGGCGCGCCGGCATCGGCCAGGTCCTTCAGCGCGGCCGTCACCTGATCGACGGTCCGGTACTGGACCTCCTCGGCGCGGAGCGTCGGCGCCAGCTCCTCGTCGATGCCGTTCAGCGCCAGCAGCGGCGGCACCAGGTCGTGCTCGAACGCCTCGCTCAGCTCGCCGAGCCCAGCGTTCACCATGAGCGCAAACTGCTCGGTGAAGGTGCGGCCGAGCGCCATCGATCCGGAGCCATCGCCACCGAGCAGCAGCCACTGCACGCCGAGGACCACCGACATCTCGCGGGTCAGGCGCTCGATCGCCGAGCCGACCTCCTCCTGGCCCTGCGGCGAGCCCTGCATGATCTCGAGGCCCCACTCCATGGTCGCGCTCGGGGCCTGCTTGTCGCCGAGATCTCGGTAGGGCGTCGAGTCGAGCACGAAGCCCAGCTCGGGGCTCTTGATGTGCTTCCGGATGAAGTCCTCGAGCGGCTGGGTGATCGCGCTGGCCTGCTGCGCCGACAGCTTCTGCGACTGCACCAGGTCGCGCAGCTTCCCGTACGGCGCACGGCCGACCGGGATGCCGCGCAGGTCCGACTCGAAGCCGAACGCCTCGAGGAGCTGGTACCGCTGCAACCGCTGGTTGGCGTCGACGAGATGGCGAAACAGCCCCACGCCCTCCGGCGAGTCGGACAGCGAGTCGTCGACGATGTGCACGATCTTCGACCGCGGGAGGAACACCTCGACCGACGAGGACGGGATGCGCTGCGTGCAGCCACGGACGCGGCCGTTCGCGTCGAGATCCCAGCGCTCGATCGTCGACTGCGGGCGCGAGGCGACATCGAAGAACCCGATCGTGCCGTCGGGCTTGTTCTCGGCGACCCACTCGAGGACGACGAACCCGTAGAACCGGTAGGCCGCCGCGCGCCGGACGACGCGCTTCCACGGGCGCGCCATGTCGTGGATCGCGTTCTCGACGAGATCGGCGACCTCCTGCGCAGCGCGGCTCTCGTCGGCGGGCTCGATGTTCCACTCGGCGCCACTGGCGAGGTTCAGGTAGGCGCGGGTGCCGGCGGCGACGATCGCCACGTTCGCGAGCAGGTTCGAGAACGTGACGTACCGCTCGCGGCCGCGGAGGTTGACGTTGCGCTCGGTCGATACGAGGTAGCCCGACGTCGTGAAGGCGGCGGTCGTGCCCACCTCCTCCGTCGGCGGCGGATCGGGCCCGCGACGGAACAGCGCGCCGAACAGCCCCTGGCCGATCCCGCCTCGTCCACCGCCGCCCATGCCGGGCCCCTCCTCCTAGCGGATCACCTTCGGCGCCATCGGGATCGAGCCCACCTGCTTCGCCAGCAGCAGCGCCCGCGCGTAGGCTCGCGACGTCGCGTCCACCTGGTCCTTGAAGTCGCCGCCCGGGAACGTAACAGCCTCGGCGATGAACGGGGCATTCCACTCGGCGCGCACCAGGTAGACGTTGTGGTGCTTCACCTGCGCCGCCCAGGGACCAGCCCGGTCTTCCTTGTCGCCTGACTCCGGCGACGAGTGGACGCGGAAGCCCTGGAGCTGACCCGCGAGCGACTGCACCTGCCAGTTTCCCGCCTGGCCAGGATCGTTCGGGAAGTCGATGGCGACGTCGGCGCCGTCCAGCTCAGCGATCGCCTGGATCCATGCCTGCGCCTCCGTCGGGTCGCGCTGGACCCTTGCGACGTCGCCGATGAACACCCGCTCGCCATCGACCGCCACCTTCGCTGCGGCGGAATAGGCAGACTTCTTCTTCGCCGAGCCGCCCAGGTCGTAACCCCGGGCCCACCGCAGGTGGGGCGGCAGGTCGGAGGCGTCGATGAAGCGGAAGTCCTCGCGCCGGAACAGGGTGCCGCCTCGAGGCGTCGGGCGCTGCTGGAGCTGCCCGGCGACGGCGGCCTCGCCGCCCTGCGAGCGAAGCGGCTTCTTCAGGTCGTTCTCGACGTTCTCGGCCGGGAAGCGCTCGGGGTCGAGCATCTCGCCCTCTTCGACACGCCGATCCTGGAGCGTGACCTCGCGGACCTCGCGCTCCCACTCGACCGGGCCGTCGTGGTCTTCGCCCTCGGCGACCCACCGCGGCGTCGTGTCGTCGGACGGCTTCACCAGGCGCATGCGGCGTGGCGCGACGTCGGGGCGAGGGAGCGACGTGTAGCAGGGCCGGTCCGGCTCGAACTCCATCGGCAGGCACACCCACTCGTAGCCGAGATCGCTCTTCAGGATGTGGCCCGTGACGTCGTTGACGCCCGTGCGCTGCTGGATGCAGACGATCGCGGACGTCCGGATGTCGTTCACGCGCGACGGCACCACCTCGGCGAACCACCGGATCGTGCCCTCGGTGATCAGCTTCGACTCGGCCTCCTTGACGTTGTTGGGGTCGTCGATGAGCACGCGATCGCCGCGCTCGCCGGTGCCAGTGCCGGACACCGACGACGCGATCCGGAAGCCGGTCTCGTCGTTGTCGAAGCGCTTCACGCCCGACGTGAGCAGCCGAAACCGGTCGCCCCACCAGCGCTGGTAGACGTCCGACTGCAGCAGCCGGAGCGAGCGCTGGTTGTCGCGCTCGGTCAGGAGCGAGGAGTAGGCGAAGCTCAGGTACCGCATGTACGAGAGATCGCGCGGGCCCCACTCCCAGGTCGGCCACAGCACGTTCACCGAGAGAGACTTCGAGAACCCGGGCGGCACGTTGATCACGAGGCGCCGGATCTCGCCGGCGGTGACCGCCTCGAGATGCTCGCCGATGCAGTCGAGGTGCCAGTTCCAGACGAGCGCGTGGTTCGGCTCCAGCCGGTGCCAGACGAACCGCGCGTAGTCCGACCACCGACGCTCGGCCCGGAGGACGCGAACCATGTCCCGCCCGAGGCGCGGGTTCTGAGCGATGCCCTCGAGCTGCGGCGGGAGCGCGGCCGCGGTCACTGCGGACCGGTAGCAAGTCGCTGGAAGAACGCTGGAAACGTACTCGCAGGTCGCTGGAAGAACGCTGGACGCCGACCCGCAAGTCGTCCGCAGCGCGGACTGCCTCCAGCGGAGGCAGAGGCGGAGGCGGAGCCGCTCGCAGGTCGCTGGCAGCTCGAGCCGGCGGAGCCGGCGGCGCTAGCAGCTTGCTGGCAGCTCGCCCGAGCGGGGCAGGCCCGGCTCGCAGGTCGCTGGAAGAACGCTCGCGCCGACTGCGCAGGTCCCTGGAAGCTGAGACTCCGTGAAGGCTCGACCGCCGGCTCGCGGTTCGCGGCCGACTCGAGGGTCGCGCGGAGGCTGAAGGCTTCGGCCAGGCTGAAGGCTCGCGCGAAGGCTCGAGGCTCGCGCCGAGGCTCACCGTCCCTGCCCGGCTGGTCTCGGCTGGTGTGGCTGCAAGGCTCCTGCGCGTTCCATGCGCAGCGCCCGCGTTCTGGACGGTATGCCGCCTGCGTACGCGAGCGTGTGAAGTTGCCGGTCGGACACTGCCTGACTTGCCGGCTAGCTGCGCATGCACATTTCCTGCGTTCGCGAGACTGAGGACTTGCGCACGCGAGCCTTAGTCGCTGCCGATGAGCTGCGTGCCGAGCCATCTGGTCCTACTGAAGCCGGTCGCCCGGCTTCCGCGCCACCGCGGAGAGCCGGGGCTCCGCCGACTCATCGTCCGTGGCCTCGTAGAACCGCATGAGGACGTCGAGAGCCTCGAGGCCGCGATCGTCGAGCGCGCGCAGCTCGTCGAGCATGTCGGCCTCGTCGATCGAGCCCTCGGGACGGAACACGCCGCCCTCCCGCCAGCCGCACTTCGCCCGGAGCCAGAACATCTGCGCGCGGACGTTGCCGGCGACCGTGGCCTGGCGGTAGAGCGCGTTGCCGACGGCGATGTTCGCCTCGGCCGCGCCGGACGAAAGCTCCTCGGGGAAGTCCTCGCGCAGCCGGACGGGCGAGATCTTGAGGACGCGCGCGATGTCGTCCTGGGGGATGCCCATGGCGACGCCGCACCGAACTAGCTGCCGCTCCTCGTCCCGCCACTCGCGGTCGGCCTCGACGCCCCCGGGCCGCAGCCCGACGAGCACCTCCCGGAAGTGGCGCGCGAGCGACCGCTCGGAGATGTCGAGCATGCGCGCCAGCTCGGCGCGGGTCGCCCCTGCCTGGGCGAGCTTCCGAACCCGGATCCGGTCCTCGTCGGACCACTCACGCCTTCGACCGCGCGCGCTTCCGGCGGCGGCCCTTCGTCTTCGCTGCGGCATTGCCTCGCTCCTGAGCGACCTCCGAGAACGACGACCCGTCGCCCTCGAGACGCGCGGTGGCTTCCGTGAAGTCCTGCCACCGACGCACGACCACGTCGACGAACGACGGATCCAGCTCGAGGCCGTAGCACGTTCGCCCCGTCATCTCCGCCGCGATCAGCCCGGTGCCCGACCCGAGGAACGGCTCGTACAGGTCGCCCCGGTGATGCTCGAGCGCCAGGCGGAACAGCTCGACGGGCTTCTGAGTCGAGTGCCGCGAGACGGTCTCGTCGAGCGACGCCTCCCAGATCGTCGAGGCGCTCGAGGGCCCCGTCCAGCCGGCCTTCCCGCCCTTCCGGACGCCGTACCAGCACGCCTCGTGGTCCTCGCGCATGCCGTACCAGCACGACTCGTGCTGGAACGTGTACGCGCCGCGGGAGAGCGGGAAGTGGGGCTTGCGCCAGATGATCTGCGCGCGGAGCGGGAAGCCCGACGCCTCGAGCGCCTGGCCGGCGATGATCAGCGCACCGGCGCCGCCGGTCCACGCGTAGACCACGGAGCCCGGGAACAGCGCCCATGCCTCGCGCCAGTCGGCCCGGTCGTCGTTCGCGACGGCGCGATCGCGGGGCGGCCGCTTCCCGGTCCGGGAGAGCTTGGCGCGCCAGACGGGGTCGTACTCGATCCCGTACGGCGGATCCGTCACGCACAGTTCGGGGGTCGCGCCGTCGAGGACCCGGGCGACGTCCTCGGGCTTCGTCGCGTCGCCGCACGTCACCCGGTGCGGGCCGCACAACCAGACGTCACCGGGCCTCGAGACGACGACGTCCGGCGCAGCCGGAGCGGCATCGGGCGAGGTGGCCGCCCGGGTTCGGCGCGCGGCGTCCGCGAGCGCGTCGCGCACGGAGTCCGGGTCGAAACCGATCAGCGACAGGTCCCAGCCCTCGACGTCGCGGAGCGCCGACAGCTCGGACGCCAGAATCTCGGAGTCCCAGCCGGACAGCTCGGCCAGCCGGTTGTCGGCCAGGATGTAGGCCCGCTTCTGCGCGGCCGACAGGTGCGCCACCTCGAGCACCGGGATCTCGTCGAGCGAGCGGAGCTTGGCGGCCTGCCAGCGGCCGTGGCCGGCCAGGATGAAGCCGCGCTCGTCCACGAGCGCCGGGTTCAGGAAGCCGAACTCGTCGATCGAGCGCGCGATCCGCTCGACCTGCTCGGCCGGGTGGAGCCGCGCGTTGCGCGAGGGACGGAGATCGGCGACCCGCCGCCACGACGGGCGGGGGAGCGCGTTCGACGGCCGTGAGGGCCGCTTCCGGCCGCGAGCGGGGGAGCCTTTGCCGGAGGCGGCCTTCCGCGGAGTCTTCCGTGCCATGCCGCCGAGTCTACCCCGGGGAGAGCCCGAGCGGCGCTTCCGGTTTTCGCGCCTCAGACGAGCGGGCGAAACCGGCAACGTTGCCCGGCAGGCGACGCCCGGCGGCGGTAGGGTTGCGGGGTCCGCGAGCCCCGCTGCGACCGGGACACCCGGGGCCGACGCCGGCCGGCGCCTGGATGCTCGGGGGGCCTCGAGGACCGCGCCCTGGGGCTGCGCCTCTCAGCCCTGGGGCGCGCCTTCCTCGAGCGCGGCGACCGGCACGAGCCGACTCCAGCGATTTGCGCAGGTCGGGCAGCGCTCGACCGACAGAACGCGGATCCACAGCCACGGCTGCGCGCGTCGGATGCACGACGCGAGGTAGCCGCGCGCCCACTTCCAGGTGACGGAGCACCGCCAGGTGTGCCGATGCGGGCACTCGCCACGGCCTCGTAGTCCGCGGGCCGCGGCGGGCGAGCGCGCCCCCGGTACCGGCTCACTGGCCCGGCTCCGGCGGCCGCCCGCAGGTCTCGCAGGACGGGACCGGGAGGCCCTCGGCCCGGAAGTCGGCGGCCGTGACGCGCAGGACGGGCTGTCCGGAGAGATCGCAGCCCGACGCCCTGGCGGTCGCGCCGGCGCAGCCGCCGCAGAACGCGCGGCCGTTGTCGCCGAGGTACAGGGCGGTCGCGACGAGCGCGGACGCGGGCTTCGAGGGCCGGGTGGCCTGCTCGAGCGCGATGCACTCCTCGCAGAAGTTGTCGGGGCGCTTCATCACGAGACGGGCGTCGCGCTGAGAGCGAGCGCCGATCAGCGTGCTGTGCGCGTCGCAGACGACGGCGTAGCGATCGCCGCCCACGTCGACCCCCTGGGCCTCGGCCTCGTAGATCACGACCTTGGTGCCCGGCACGAACGGGTTCATGCGCTCGGCGATGTAGCCGGCCTCGCCGGCGTGGCGCTTCCTCGGGGTGCCCATGGCTAGCGCGCCGCCGGCATCGAAGCGCGAGCGACCTGCTGGTCGTACCCGCGGAGGGCGCGCTGGCGGTTGAGACGCGAGACGCCGTCGCGCACCAGCTCGTCGCGGAGCTGCGCGCGGGGGATCTCGTGGCTGGCGTACTGCTCGCCGAGCTGGATCCAGGAAGTGAGGCTGTTCATCGTGTTCCCCTTTCAACCTTGCTCTACGGCAACCGCGCGTAGAACCTGAGGAAATTCGACCGGGCGGCCGATCTTTCTCAGCGGGCCGGACCGTCGTAGTAGACGTCCGAGGCGCGCATCGTCGTGCGCGTCTGGCCGCCGATGTAGCCGCCGGTGAAGTGGCCCTCGAGGACGACCTTCTCGCCGTCGATCTCCGCGACCGTGCCGTACTGCTCGACGTCGGCCTTGAAGAACACCGGATCGCCCACCTTCAGCTCCGTGCCCTCTGCGTCCTTCGTGCTCTGCATCGCTGTCCCCTTTCATGGTTGCTCTACGGCATGTCGCCGTGAAACCTGAGGAAATTCGGAGGACCGGCCTACGATTCTTCGGCGGGCGCGGAAGCGACCGGCGACCACCGGCCGCGACCGAAGCGGTCGTCGGCGCACACCGCGCACAGCCACGCGGGCTGATCGGGCGCCTCGGCGTCGATCGTCGCGCCGGGATCCTCGAGGCAGTTCCCGCAGACGGGCATCACTCCACCTCGCAGTCGCTGCACACCGCGTAGTCGCGGGGCATCGGCTTCGGCAGGCCGCGCTCGCAGACGCAGCAGCAGGTGCTCATGCCCTCGGGCGCCGGCTCGCCAGCGCGCTCGCGCTCGAGGCGGGCGACCCGCGCCTTGCGCTCGGCGACGCGCTTCGCTGCTCGTTCAACCGCGGGGTTCGTCGTTCGGTAGGCCATGTTCCAGTCTCCTCTCACCCTTGCTCTACGGCATCTGCCCGAAATACATGAGGAAAATGCGAGGCCGAACACCGAAAGTCGCGCGCGTGACTGGAAGGTTCCGCTGGAGCTCGAATTCACCCCCTGCCGCGCGCGTGGGCGACAGCCTGCTGGTACCGACGGTGGGCCTCGAGGCGCCGAGCGAGCTGCTCGCGCTCCCAGGACCGCCAGGCGTCGAGCGCAGCGAGGCCCTCCGACAGCTCGACGCGCATGGCCCGCAGCGCCGCCTGATCCGCCTCGAGCGCAGCCAGACGCGCGCTACGCGAGGCGTGGTGACGCGACCGCATCTCGACCGGCAGGAACACCGACAGCGGCTTCGCGCACCGGCGGCGGGCGGCGCCGAGCGTCGGACCGTTCGACCGGATCTCGCGGGCGACGTCGCGCAGCAGGTCGTGCAGCCGGCGCTCGAGCCGTTCCGCATCGAACCACGCGACGTCCTCGGCCGAGACAGCGCGGAGGGCGGCCAGCTCGTCGGCCAGGTACCGGACGTAGGGGTTCACGAGCGCACCTGCTCGAGCATCGACGACTGGAAGCTCGACGGAACCTCGTCGTCCTCCCGCGGCGGCGTCTGCCGGCTCCGGGTCGGCCTGCACGAGCACGGCCTTCGCCGGGCGCTTGAAGAAACCGAACGACGGATCGTCGTCGGCGCGGGTGAGGGTGGCCGTGAAGCGCACCCGCGAGCCCCGCTCGATGTCGTCCTCGATGTCCGCGGGCACCGTGCCCCAGACGCGGAAGCCGCCGCCGTCGACGACCATCTTGAGGACCACGCCGCCCATGTAGCCCTCGCGCTCCTTCACGGACAGGACCACGCCCTCAACCTCGAGGCGGCCTTCCGGCACCGGAACCTTCTCGGGCTCCGGCGCTTCCGCGCGCTCAGCCGCCTCGGCCGCGACGCGGAGAGCGACCGCGACCTGCTTCTCCGAGAGCGAGCCGCGCTGCGCGAGCTTGCCGGCTGGTGTGTGTCGACCTGCGGGTCGGACGGTGGGCGACTTGCCGACTAGCTGCGCATGCGCATTTCCTGCGTTCGCGAGCGTGTGCTCTTGCGTACGCGAGCCTGTGAAGTTGCCGGCCCGCGAGAGTCGCATCGTGCCAGGAGCCCGAGCACGCAACCACCGGCGAGCAGCTCGAGCACGGGCGCAGCCGCGGGCACGGCCGCCGCCGAAGGCACGGCGAGCGCCTCGTAGCCGGCGCCGGTGAGGTGGATCCAGTCGGCGTAGCCCTCGGGCGGGCACGGCTCGGGGACGACCACGGACGCGCCTTGAAGCACGAGCTGGCACCAGTAGCCGAGGGTGTCCTCGAAGCGCCACGCCGGGTTCGCGCTGGCCGCCGCCGCCATGGCGGCATGCCAGGCGTCGCTCGCCGCCACCGCGGCCGGATTCTCGTTCGGCAGGTAGTCGTAGCCGACGTGCGAGACGACGACGCCGCCGGCGGCGGCCTGGCTGACGATCGCGTCGACGTAGGGGGTGATGTCCTCGGGCGGAGCACCGACGGCGACCGCGTCGAGGATGCCAACCGACAGATGGATGACCTGCAGGTCCGGGTTGGCCGCGAGCAGGTCTGCGACCTGGCTCGAGCTGGCGAGCACGCCGGCGGTGGTGCCGCCGATCGCGGCGTTCGCGACCGGCTCGCCCAGCAGGACCTCGAGATGCTCGCACACCCGGAGCGACCACGAGTCTCCGAGACACGCGACGCGGGCAGCGCCCGCCGGTGGCGCCAGCGCCAGGATGAGCACGAACGCGCGGATCAGCGAAGCCATGTCGAAAGCCCTCCCGAGGGACCGGCCCCGAGCAAGCTGCGCCCGGGGCCGGCGGGGTGTGAACGAGAGAGTGGCCGGGCAAGCAAGCCAGACACCCCCAGCTCGTCGGGCAGTCTACCGCGTCGGCACCGGCGTGAAGTCGACGTAGACGCAACCGCCGACCTCCGGGAACATCCCTGGGTCGCCGTAGATGAGCAGCTTGCACTCACCCGACGGCGTTGCGTCGCCGAAGATCGAGTCCTCGTCCTCCGGGTCCGGCTGGGGCGGCGGACCGCCACCCATCGGCCCGCACACCTTCGTGACCGGCTTCAAGGTCACCTCGAACGCACTCCGGGTCCGGCCGTGCTCCATGTGGTCGGTGTGGCTGAAGCGCTTGCCCTCGACATACATCTTCCCGCGGACACGCATGGCGTGACCTCCTCTTGGCCTTGGGATGTTGGGGTTCGCGACCGGGACCGGCCGCGCCGGGAAGCCTAGCCGACGCGAAGTGACACGCCGATCCGTCGAGCACGACGACGGACGGACGTCTCCGCGTTCGCGCGGGTGATCGACGCGGCCGCCGCGATCGCATTCCACGACCAGCCCTGCAGGCGGAGCCCGAGCAGGACCTGGTCGCGCGTTGACCGGTCGTGCTGATGGCCGAGGCGCTGACCCCGGCGCCGCACGAACGTGAACTCGCGCTCGAGTGCATTCACGACCGCGGTCGCAACCGCGGACGGCGCGCGCGCGTCCGCAGCGATCTCGAGATCCGCCGCGCGGTAGACCTCGAGCACCTTGGCGACCTCAGCAGCCACCCGATCGACGAGCGCCTGGTGTCGGCGCAGATAGCGCGTCGCCCGATTGCGCTCCGCCGGCGACGACGTCGGGTCCTTCGCGCCACCATGCCATGCCATCAGGGGCGCTCCCGCCAGGACCGGATCGACGCCGCGACGGAAGCCGACTCGGAAGCGTCGAACCGCTCCGGATGCTCGAGGTGGTCGACGACGTTCGACGCGACCTGGTACGACTCGCGGGAGACAGCGACCTGGCCATCGACCACCACCGTCCAGCACGATCCGCGACGGAGCAGCTCCACAGTCATCGCTGCAGGTGCCAGCGGATCAGCGTCCCGCGGAACGGTTCGCCGCGAAACGGCAGGCCGTGAACGACCTCGAACCACGACGCCAGCTCGGCGGGCGTGTCGAAGCCGTCGCGCTGCGCCAGCTCGAGCGCATCGGTGTACGGGATGGGATCGTCACCGTGCAGGGCGCGGCGCTTGAAGCCGAGCAGCGGCATCAGTGCAGCCTCCGTCCCTGCGGCGCAGGCGCCGGCATCGGGGCAGCGTGGTTGACCGCCTGCATGATCATGGCCTGCACCGCGAGCGACCGCCGCACCGCCCAGTGGTCGCGATTCCAGAGATTCGCGCGACCGTCATGCTGAGCGACACCCTCGAGATGACCGGCATCCGTCCGAACTAGCGCCGCGAGCAACGCCGAGGCGTTGGCCGCGCAGAACGGACAGCCGGCCTCAAGCGACTCCCGAAGCCGCTGCCCGATGAAGGCGCCCAGCCCTGCCCACGTCCAGAACTCGATCACGAGCGCTCCTGGTCGTTCGGCTGCTCGGGCACAGCCGCGGCCGACGCGCCGACGCCCGGCGCGGAGCCGTCTATCGCAGCGCCCTCTCGCCACGCCATCGTGGTGACGGCCGCCTCGTGGATCGCCTCGAGGATCGCGATCGCGATGGCCTCGGCGTGCTCGAGCGAGCCGAGCCGGAACTTCGCAGGCTTGCCGCCTGGCTCGAACGTCCGCTCGATGACGATCGACGAGTGCTGCTCGATCCCGGCGTGGCCTGAACCGGACGCCGCGTGCTGGCGCTTCACGATCTGCCCGAGAGCCACGCCCCGGTCATCCGCAACGGGCACGCGCACGGTGCGGGTCTGCTTCGACTCGAACGACTCGGTGGCACGGAACTTCATGACTTCTTCCTCCGCGAGTGAGACGAGGCGCTCGGGCACGTCTCGAAGTGAGAGATCAGGTACGCGCCCGAGCCGAGCTTCTCCAGCTCCGCCTGCGAGCCACCCGGCGCCTGCCGGTAGATGGTCCGGACGCGCTGGCACGGAATCCAGGAGCCCGTCTCCGGGTTTCGCAGGAACACCAGCTTGGCGTTGCACGACCGACAGACGCCTTCGCGCTCGAGCACCTAGGACTCCTCCTCGAGCAGCTCGTCGAAGGCGACGCAGCCGCAGCCCTCAACGAGGCAGCGCATGAGCGCGCCGGGGTCGTGCTCGTCGACGACGTGACCGCAGGCGCAGACACCGGCCATTCAGCGCGCCGCCACGACGTTGTCGCCGAGGACCCGATCGAACTCGGCATCCGCGCAGACGCACGGCACGTCGTCGATCGACACGGGCCGACCTAGCTCCTCGAACAGCGCGCTGCCGATGACGATCTCCGCCGGCGGGCGGCCGGCGCCGCGCAGCCGCTGGATC